GCCATTGGCTTCGCCGTAGCTAAATGCAGGAACTTCCGGAACTTCCGCGGGGGCTTCCGGAACCACGGCATCGTCAGTGGCATCGGCTGCCAGCTCGGCTTCCATTTGAATTACGTCATTGGCCAGGGCCACATCCTGCTGTTGCTCGGCTTGTGCATTGGCCTGGGCTTCCTCTGGCGTCTCAATGCCAAAATCATCGTTCACATACACGCTGCCTTCAATAATGGCTTCGCGCATCTTCTCACTTTCGGCTATCTGCGTCTCAATGGCTTTCTTGGCTACCACATCAGTAGTGGCGTCGGCCTGATCCCTTAGCAGGTTTTCATTGGCCAGCATCACCACATATTTGTCAAACTGCTTGGGGGTCACTTTGCCGTCACCCATGCCATGCCTTATCATCAAGTCAGTGCCGGCATTGGCGTCCTTCAGCTTTTTTATGATGTCGCGCTTTTCTGTGGCTTGGGCCGGAGTGATGTCGCCGCTGGCTTCCATTTTACCAATCATGTGCAGCACGTTGGTGGTCAGCGTGCGGTTACGCCCCAGCTGCGCTATGGTAGGCACTGCCAACCGGTTTTGCCTGTGGCTATGGTAACCTGCAAGCATACCCACGGGAAGGCCACCCACCATCATAGTGGTAAAAATCTCCTTCATTTGCTCGCCGTACTTCTGGTCATTAAACTTTTCCGGCGCCATTATGGCCACCGAAATAGCTTCTACCATTTTCGGAGCTTGCTCTTCCAGCATTTCTTTGGTGGTTTCAATGCCACCCCTGCCTATCAAACTGCCTGCGGCTTTCAGGTATGCCTTCAGCAATTCTTTTTTAAACACCTCCTGGCTTAAATTCTGTGCGGTCAACCTGTTTACGATATTGGCCACCACTGGCGTCAGCTGCGGCATCAAGGCTTGCACGGCTTTTCTGTCGTTGAAGATTAACTCACTAAATGCCGTGGCCGTTGTTACTGCAGTGGTAAAAATCGACCGCTTTAGCCCTTCGCTCTCACCGGGAAACAGCATCAGGCTCATCCTTTTGCTATCGGGGTAGCTCATCATGGCTCCCGATAAAACCGTGCTCGATGCTTGTATAAACTTGGAACCTACGCCAAAATTCACGGCAGCCGCTGCCATGCTTTCTTCCAAGCTTGCGCCAACCATGGCAGCCCTTGGGGCCGCCAGTAGGCCTACGCGGCCCAGCGCACCAGTTATGCCGGCATTGCCAATGGCGCTCAGTGCCAGGAAGCCAGCAACGTTGCCTGTTACGCCAAACATCAAATCGGCAGTATTTTGAAAACCACTCCTTGTCTCGGTGTACGTCAACAAATCGTCTTTTTCAGTACGCTCTAAAGCGCTCAGGCCTACAGTCTTCTCTTTATCGCGCAATGAAGCCAACCTCAACACTGCGGGGGCATACTTGCCCACCGATTCAGCACCGGGGTTGTCTATGCTGGCATCCAGCGCTTTGCGGGCGGCTGTCTTTCTGTCGTCGAACATTTCGTACATGGGGCTGATGGCTTCGCCCATGCCTTGCAAAAACTTGTTGGCTCCCACCTGTGGCAGCCCGGGAGAAAATGCACTGTTTAACCTGCGGTCGTACCAGTTCCGTATATGTTTTTGGTAAAACTCACGGTCGGTGCTTGTCAATTGCTCGCTGGCTCTATCAAGATCAGCTGTGGTAGGCTGTCGCGTCGCGGCATACCATGGCGTATCTCTGTTTAGTTCGGCCGATAACCGATGCATTACTTCTACCCGCTTCGGACCGGGGTGTTTATCGTCAAACGCCCTCATGTCCTGTTCCGCAGCTTCCATCAGCACTTCATCACCGGTAGCCATCTGCGCTTTTAGGCCTTCCCACTCAAAAGCGGCATTTAAGGTTTCACTCGTTCCCTCGGCCAGCTTGTCTTTTTCTACCAGGTCTATATTGGCAATTTTGTAATACATTCTGCCAATGTCACGAGCGGTGTACTTGTTTTTTTTGGCCGCCACCGTGGAGCCAATGGTAGCCAAAGAAGCCGCAACATCGTCATACTGCGATAAAAGCGCTTCCCTTTCTTCAAAATAGGCAGGGTTTCGCCGTTCAATAACCTGTGATGGGGCACCTCCAAAAGTCTGTTTTGTTAGCTCGGGTGTTGCCGGGTATTTTGCGTCTAAATCCTTTAACGCCTTTTCCCTTTGCTGTAGAGCTGTATCGCGCAAACGAACCAGATATTGTTCACCCTGATTGTTTTTTACGCTTTGCTCAAACGCCGCAGGATCAAAGCCAATTGCTTTGGCATTCTCCACTGAACTTTTAAAGCCCGACATAGCGCTTTGTATGCGAGATGCTTTATAGCTTTCGGTTACAGCGTTTTTAACGGTAGCGGCCGCCTCACCCAATGTTTTTGCCTTCGGGGCATAGGTAGCTTTTAACTGCCCAAACACTATTGGAGCAGTAGTTTCAATGTACTTCAGATCGCGTTCGGTAATCTTGTCCAGGTTGTTTAAAAGCTCATTCACTTTGTAAGGCGCACTGGCCTTAAAGTCCTGTCTGTTTCTGGCTGCCCTAAATGTGCGTTCGGCAAAGCCACCAAGCCCGGTGTCCAATCCGCGAAATGATGGGGTTTTCAATGCTTCCTCGGCAGTGGCTACGCTAGCGGTTAGCTGGTCGTAGTCCATGGTCTGCATGGCGGTTTTAAAACCGGCAGTCCTTTCCTTCGGCACCTTGCTGTCGTTCAGCAAAGGCGATATCCATGGCGTGGCCTTAGTGGCTCCTACGGATGATGGTGATGGCGATGCTGTACCGCCCGAAACGTCGCCGCCACTCTTTTTTTTTTCAACAACAATAGTGGCATCGGGGTTCGACGATATAAACGCGCTTACCCGGTCCTCGGGTACATCGTAGTAGCTATTCCCCAGCTTGTATTTTCTTGTTTTTGGCGGCATTATCAGTTGCTTTTGTACTTGTTCCTTTCTGCTTCACTCATGGTACCACTACCATACACGGCGGCATTGTCACTTTTCTGCCCCATGTTAAACGCTTCGTTTATATACTTTTTGCTCAGATTAAACTTAGGGTACCGCTCGGTTAACACGGGTTCATTTGCTTTTCTTGTCGGGTTCAGCACCCTATACACGCCCATTTCGTTATTGCCAGTGGCTTTTATCACAAAATCTTTGTCGCCCAGGTCTTTTTGCTCATCAGCTGAATACCTGCTGATTGCTGTTTTTAGAATGCGGTCGGCTACTTCCGGCTCTACGTTCGAGCCAGAAATAGGGATGGCGTTATTGCCATTCAAAATTTGTTCATCGAAATACACCTTCATTTTTGTGTACACGTCGGTAAAATTCACCGGCGCGCCACCAGCCCCACCGCTACGCCCGCCACCAGTGTTTACTGTCATGTGGGTTACATTTGCCTGCTGATAATTGCTGTTTACGCCAGCTTCGCGCTCTTTGTAAACCACGGCCCGCCTAAAGTTTTCTGCCATCAGCCCGTATCGATCCAGCTTTTCGCCGGTTTCGGCTTCGTAGGCTTTCATAAATTTTTCGGCTTTTGCATCTATGTTAAATGCAAATGCTGGATTGCCCATCAGCACGTCGTAAAACTCCTTGTCGTAAAGCGGTATTTTACCATCATTGTCGCCAAAAACCTGAGTAAATAGTGAGGCACGCATTGGGTTGTCGAGGCGCATCGGCCGCGATATTGTTGGTACCGACGTTACCGGGCTTGGGTCGCGCACCGCACCGGCATCAAACAATTCGCTTTTAACCACCACCTTTTCACCATCCCACTCGGTATCCAACGGAGCCGTAATGGCGGTGCTATTCATTTTCAGATTACTGCCTTTTTTATTGGCCACCTTTGCCGTGCCAATACCAGCAAAACCCTTGCTTAATGCATCGCCATTTTTGATAAACGCATTCCGGTTCTCATAAGCAATTTTACCCAATTTATCATCGGTTATGGGCTTGTTGCCGTCTACCAACTTGTTATCAATCACATACTTTTTCAAAAAAGCGCCAACTGATTCTTTGTCTACGCCTTCAAGGTCGTATTGCTGCTGCACGCGGGCTATACTAGCATCCAATTCGCTACCACGCCTGCTTATATTGGCCAGAGCCATGGCGGTTTCATTTGCCATGTTCTGAATGTCCACGGCTTTGGCGCCTTTTAGGTGCATCGCTTGCATTTCGGAAACCCGGTTTGTTGCTAGGTTCCGGCCCATTTCAGAATACACGTCAGAAAGCTTTACGCCGGCATAGTTTTTAATGGCTTCCTGAATAACTTTTTGGCCATTCTCCTCATCTTTTTTAAGGTCTTCGTACGTGATGGCTTTCTGCTTGGCTGCTGCCCGCTCATTGGCCTGAGCCACGCGCTGTGCGTTGCGCTGCGCATTCAAATATGTCTGCGCAAACAACTGCCCCGCACTACTGCGAGGCAACACTACCGCATACTCCTGTCCGTTTCCGTAAGGCATCAGTTTTTCTATTTAATAATTTTGTCAGCAACCTTTTTACCCAATGGGCCGCCAAAAGCCGCTCCCGCAATACTGGCTATCCCATTGTCCAATCCATCCCATGCCGCGGCTTTGTTTTGCATGCTGCTTTGCATCAGTGCGTCCTTCGCCCGGCGCTCCTGCATAAACTTGCGCATTTTGTCATTAAACACCTTGTCGCCTTCGGCAATATTGGTACCCAAAGCACGGTCAAGCGCATTGGCATTGGCTTGGTCGTTGCTGTTTTCCATCTGCTGCAGGCGAGCTGCGCCGCTGTCGGCTTGGCCCTGGGCTGCTGCGGCCACCGAAAGCATCTGCGCTCCACTGGTGGCATTACGGGTGGCAGTACCTACTACATTGGCTTTGTTTTGCTGCAAGCTGCGGCCAGCGGCATCAGCGCCGGCCATCCGGCTGTTCATCCGCTGCCGCCTGCCAGCCAACATTTCCTTGGCGTAGGGGCTGGCTTCGTAGGTTACATCTACGGGATTGATTTTATTGGCCAGCTTCTTTTGCTTGCCTGCCAGTGCAAGTCGTTGTATGGTGCCAAATATCATATCACATCGGTTTTAGTCAAACGGTTTGACAATTTATTAAAAAGTATGCCCCTTACTTAAAACAATTCCCAAATTTACAGCATTTACAAATATACGTTTACTTCTATATGCACTGTTATTCTTGCCTTCATAAGTTATTTGAACAAGTATGGTTTGTCCGCGCATCACTTCACCGCGCACAATGGCTACAGCAGGCTCCATACCAGGTGTATTAAGGTTGCGCATCCATGGGCTGTAGTATTTGCCTTCTGTTGCGTCGAAGTCGGCGCCATCCAGCTGGGTTTCTTGATCGTAAGGCAGCGTCGTCCTTGCTTTTACATAGTCGGGGCCTTCGCTGGCGGCTATGCTGATGTTTTTATACGCTTTGGTAAGCAAAAACTGGGGACCGCTCACGCTTATTACTACCACCGCATCCTGCTGTTGGCCATAAAACATCAACGCACTGCTTTCAACATCATGCACATACACTTTGCCATCACTAAATGTGTGCAAAACATTTCTATTGATGCAAAAGCCTTCGGCTAAATACCCATACAAGCCTTGCCAGCGATTTTCTCCCACTTTGTACACCGCTGTAGCCGCTTGCCCGCTGTAAATATCCCATCCGTTGTTCTCATCCCTAAAGGTTTCTAGTATCTGAGGCAACGCTACCAGGTATTCTCTGTGGAAAACATCGATGCCGCCAATGATTAGGTTCCGTTGGTCGGTATCGGTCCACCAGGCAGCGGGTTTGCTCAAATATTCCGTACACCACAACGCCCAAAACTGCTCCATTTTAAACCGACTTACCGGCTCCAGGCCCGCATTGCTGTATTGTACCACCTTGCCTTGCACCACGTTCAACCACAACACAACACCGTCAAGCATTGCTACACTCTCGGGGTGCCGGGTGCCGTAGCCGCCCCTCAGCGGGTTTATCTGGCCAATAAAACGGTCACTGGTGGCCAAAAAGCTGTTCCCCGATGCATCAAACACCTGCGATTCACCCAAATAAATACTGGCGGTATCGTCTTCCCCAATGGCCAAAAGCACCGAGCCTTCCTGCTGCACCTTGGTCGTCAATTGCAAATACTGAAGACTGGTCATTTCCAGCGGCAAAAGTGTAAAGTCCAATGCATCAAAACTCGATAACCCATTGGTTCTGGTACCGGGTATGTACACATTACTGTGACTCATGCCTGTTGGGCTGTAAACTTCGCCTATGCCGCCGCGCACCTGGGGCCTGCCGTGGTTCGTTGTCCATACCTTCCACACCTTGTCGTTGGGGCTCATGGCTTCCACAAAGTAATTATTGGTACCGTCGTTCCGGGTTATCAAAAACACGTCGCCGGGGATGGTGCCGCTCAGGGTGGAGTACGTTCTGCTGGCTGTGCCTGGCAGTTGTATAGGCAGCAAATCCGAAACCTCGTAATAAAATCGATCACTGCTATTTATTGCCGGGCTAAAAATTTCGAAGAGAGCGGCTAGGCTCGTGGTATTGCCTACATCAACCAGTTCGCCAATTACCCAATCACCCTGAACGGCTTTAACAGGCACCTGATAGCGGCTTGTCGAAATAAAAATCGTCAATATGTCGCCTTCATTAAAACTGTAGCCAAGGCCGTAACCAATAAGCAAATCAGCTTTTACCGCAATACCTGCATTGGTTCGGGCATAAACGTTGTTTCCTGCTGTAATTACATCATACTCATCCGTTGCGCTGTTTAGTGTGGCATAGATAATGTGACTGGCCCTCGATTGCAAAAAGAAGTTTGTGCGCAAGCACTTGCTGCACACAATGGCGTAATAGCTGGCCCATGTGGGTATTTCTGTTGTCGCGGCTGCATTGCTCAATGCCCATGCCAGCCCGTAGTTGTAGCTGCCTGCGTCGGCATACAGCCGCGCCGGCGTGGTGGCCTTGGCGCCACCATCGTCAACCACTTCACACTGCCGCATCCATTTGTCGTAAAACACCACTCCACCTACATAACCGGCATCGCTTTTCAATATGCTTGCCGTAGATCCACCGGCCGTTATGGTAATGTTTGTCGCAGGCACACTCGCGTTTATCAACGTTACCGATGATGTCGCCGCATTGTAGGGGAAAACCAACACCCGATAAGCCCAAATAACCTGGGGCACGCATATCGGGTTTATAAACGTGGCCAGCTTTTCAGTCATAAACACCCAAGTCGTAAGGTCAACGGATGCTGGGCCCGTAGAATTACTGGTTTCGGCCGGCGTGTAGTAATACCCTTCTTCATAGCTGCCGTAGGTTTGCCGCAAATGAAAACAATAGAAATTTGACGACAAGCCTGAAATTAAACTTGGAAATGTTTGGTAATAAGTAGAGTCTATTTTCACCCATTCGCCAATGGGGTTGGTTAGGCTCGAAGCACTTTGCACTGTAAATGCCAGTGAGCTTGTTTTTGGTGTGTTACGCCCCAACTTGGTCCTACCCAATATCAACCTGTTTTTGGCAATGGTCATGGCCCAGGCTTCGTGTGGCACGCTGTCAAATGGCTTTACCTTGGTAGCGTTGTCTAGTGCGTAACCAACAGTATTATTGCTGAAACGGAACGTTAACGCAGTGCCGGCATTGTGGTTGGTGATGGCTGTGGCGTCAGCTGTGTTTTGTCTGTCCCAGGCCTTTATTACAAAGTAGGTTTGATCTATGGGGTACACCGCCACCAGCTCAACTATCATCACGTCTTGCTCTATGATCTCAGCGGTTGGCAACGTTACGTCTATGGCATTGTAGCCAGCCGTGGTTTCGGCCGGAGTATTGGGTGGCGTGTATCGGCTCAACGCCGATAACGTACTGGTTTCTCCATCCCTGTAGTTGTACCGCCAGCAAAACTTAAACCCGGTGTCCTTAGTTTGGTTTACGTTTATCGTGGCATCAATCACTTTTACCGCAATGGGAATGTTTATAGGCGGTTTGCGTATCAACCTGTAGGTAGTCTCCTTTATTGGGAACGTGTAAGCAGTAACCGTCGTTGAATATCCCGCGTTGCTGGCTTTCAGCGCTGCTTCAAGGTTTAACCGCGATGGCTCACCACCATTCACCCAATACAGCAAATCGCCTACTAAGGCCACGCTGTGTATGTAATTGTCCTTTGTAAACCCAAGCCCTACTTCAGTATCGGCGTCTTCTATCGCCAAGTAGATGGTTTCGCTGGCATCAACCACCCAAATGCCAGAGTGGCCCGCGCTATTCCACACCAGGTATACAATCCTGTCTTTCGCGGAGTCTTCAAGCTTCCCCACAAGTTTGTTTGTGCCGGCAAACAAATCGACATTTACCACTTCCCTGTTGCTTTCTATCAGCTCAAACCGGTTAAACTTCCCGGCGCGGCTTTTGCCAAACCGAAAGTTTAAGGCATTCACATACTGGTTCGCAGCAATGTACTCGGGCGAATCATCACTGTTCAACAATCCCTCAAATGTTTGCTGTACCGGTTGTATCATGTCTAGCTTTTATTTGACCTTCTGTAATTCCTTCTCGATATCCGTAAAATATCGTCTTCAGACAATGGCTGCATCCGTGCCCTCAAATGGCGTTCCTCATTCCAGTACATGCGCTCTTCGTCCTTGGCTTCGCCCTTCGGGTAAACCCTGGAGTGCTCTTTCATCTGCCAAATCACGTATTGCTCCACGCAGGCCTGAGCCAGCGGGCTTACCCGCGTCGTGTTGGTGGCGCCGTTCGGGTCTGATAAATAGTCCATTACCACTTTGCTGCCTATCATCGAGCTGTGAAACCGTATTTTCCCCAGTTCGGCAAACTCTTCAAAAGTGTCTGTTTCCACCCCTGCACCGAAACCAAACAGTCCGCCCGTAAGCTCCCCAAAATCGTTGGTCAGCCAGCCGGAAATTGGGATCCAGCCGTCTCCCTCGTCGGAAAAATCGTCACTAATCTTTGTGATGGCTGTTACGCCACCGGCAAACTGCGCGATGTTGATTCCAAACGGACTGGCTATGCCATTTACGCCACTGGCAAAATTTGAGGATGTCGAACCGCCTGCCCAGGTTACAAAAAAACCAAAGCCGTTATCCCTTGCACCGGTGCCTGCTGGTGCCACACACCGCAGGCTTGATGTGTCGCCAGGCTCTTGGGTTACCACATAACCAGTGCCATTTGCTGCCAATGCCGCAACTATTCTACCCGTCAGCACACTGGGCACATTATCGCCGCTCTGCATAGTGTACGTGCCAATGGTAGTAGAAACTGCCGCTGCAAAAAAAGACAGCTCGCGGCCCAGCACATACGATATCCCCGAAATATTGAGCGTCACCCGAGCATCTACACCTGGTATTGTTTGATTGGTGATACTAAGCCTGCCGCCGCCATTTATCTGCGCTCCATACCCAACCGGAGGCTGTATCTGCACGGTGTTGTTTACCCGAGCAATAACGTAACCGTAGGTATTGGCTGTAAGCGCTGCAAACAAAGCGTCGCAAATCGTGGTCGCGTTGGTGTTATTGCCTGATGCAGTCAATGTGCCCAGGCTAATGGTGGTACCCAAAACAGGGTCGGCTACATTGATCGTCGCAATGTACCCGGCGTTGCTTACCACTTCCAATAACGCCAAAGCTTTTGTCTCGGGCGTATTGTACGACGATGCAGGCCGCATAAACGTTCCTTTCCCCAGCACCAGCGGTTTGATGTACTGGCCACGCTGTTCGCCTATGCGCACCAACGCCACGTAATTGGCAGGTACCGTTATGGTGGCATCAGCACCCACGGTAAAAACGTCGGAGTCAATTTTCTTGATGGTCCGGATGCTCAATTCTCTTACGATATCGCAGGCATACTTCAAAAACTGGAGATACCAATGCATGGGGTAACCACGCCGCAGCAATACGCTTTTTACAATCGTGTCTAGTGGGACGTAAATCATTTTTGCGCTATGTTATTGGTGACCAAATCGGAGTCTTTATTTGTGGGCAAGCGGCCACCCATCCTTTTGTAAACCATATCCACCACCAGACTTTCATAGTCCGTCGGTATCGGCAGTGGCGCATTGTCAGACAAAGTATTGACATCGGTTACCAGTAGCCGCATCAATATGCTGCCGGTAGCTACCGTGCCGTTAAATTCAATGTACATGCCGCGTTGTTCATACACCACCAGGTTCGATAACGCCCCCACCATGTTGCTGCCAGCCAGCATTGCCATCTGCCCAGGCATGGCCGGTATGTAAACAATGAAGGGATCGGTGTTGTTGGCAATCTCAAAAACACCCATGCCTCTTGGTAGGTTTATGGGCAGCGCCGGAAGCGTCGCCCGGCTCCTGCCTTTCCACGTCTCGGTGGCCACCGCTTCATAAGTAGCCATCATCGTGCCATTCGGTATGGTTTCGCCACTGGGTAACGTGCCGGAGTAATACTGAGCTTTTGTTATCTCGCTTATTGCCTGCACCACGGCAAGCATGATGTCCCTGATGTCGTACCCAGTCACCTGGTCAGGCCTGCCATCGGTCAGCATCAACAACACTTGTTCAGCTAAGCTATTTTTAGTTGCCATTGGGGAATAATTGGATTAAAAGTTGTGGGTTATCGCGTAGCCTTACCGCTATTTTCTGCTTAAACGCTGCTGCTTCCTGGCCATTGCCGGCTTTTACCGCTGCACCATACTTCATCAACGGTTCGTACAAATCAGGGGCCTGCTTCAAAATCGGCGCCGCCAGTTGCATATACCAATCTTTGGTGCGTTTCCAGTTTTTAGCCGCGTCTTCGCCTTCAATCTCAGCCGCCCGCTCAGCTTTTATCCTTGCCACCTTAAACGTCACCGGCTTTCCATTTTTTTCGCCACCGCGATAAGCGTATTTTCCAATCGGCAAATCGTTGTTGGTGGCTTGGTAGCTGTCGTAGGCCATCATATCGCGGCCCTGGTTTATATCGGTCGGCCCTTTGCCGCCGCCATCTTCTAAAACAATGTTGCTGTGCATCATCCGCTCAGATCCATCGTAGGCTTTGCCGTATTTACCGATGATATCGCCTTTTTGCACCTTGCTCAAATCGTCCAACTCGAACACATTGTAACCAAGCTTGTCGGCATTGTCCCAAAACGATGGATTATACTCTATCGTTTCGGGAAGCCCTTCTTTTTCATAGTTTTTATTTTTCACCGTCACGCCTTTCATGCCTGCAAACTTGTTGCCGGCCCGCTGGTGCGCTAAGCATACCCCACCAATGCAGGTTAGGTTTTTCATGTTCTCTGGCACATTTGCACTCATGGCGTATTTCTCGCCCTTGGCAGCCATTTCCCTGGTCACGGCTTCTACACGCTCACCAAACTTTCGAGTGGGGTCGGTTTCGTTGTACTCAGCAATAATCTGCCCAATTGCAGCGGCATCATTTACCACTGGAGCCGGCGCCGCCTTGCCGCTGCCGAAAAGCTTATCCAAAACTTTGTCGTTCCGGCTTTTCAAAACATCATCCACCGCTTTACCGCCATCCACTTCTTCCCCAAACGATAAAATCGCTTCTATCACTTCTGGCTTATAGCCAAACGCTTTCGAAATTTTTTCAATAGGCACACCCCTTTCAGCGGCATCTTTTACTTCTTGCGCTATTTTGGGAAGCTTACTCATGCGGTGCCAATGGTTTTTTGGCCAGCGTACTGCGCCAGCTGTTGGTCATTAAGACTTATACCCAAAAATTCAAGCGACTTCATCAAAACAGCATTTACCGTGGTATCGCTCCATGGCAAATCAACACTGCCAGATGGATTGTAAACTACCCGCCTGCCATTCATGGTGTAATTGTGCACTGGCGTTGGTGGCGTCTTCAAATAATACAACTCCCCAACATAGGTATTCACCTTGGGGTAAAACCGCAACTTGCTTTTAGATGTAATCGTTGCCACATCTTTAGATGTAAACACCGCCACCGGCGTTGTCGACGTCACTGGCCTAACCACGCTCTTCAACGAAAAAGGCAGCTCGTCAGGTCTAATGATACGAACGCCCTGCCCACTTCCCAACATCAAACCCGTTGGGTGCTCAAAATCCGACGGCAATGCCAAATACCCACCGCCAGCCATGTTCGCCGCCGTAAATTCGTAAATCTCACGAAACGGGTTTAACGCTACATGCACCCGGCCTGTCTCAACATACTGCGTCAAGTAACTGGCAAACACCGACAAACTGGCCCGATGTAGCGCATCGTCCTTTTCCTCGGGAGCAATAAAGCCACTCTGCGCCTTATCAAGCATTATGTCCAGCCACTCATGCGATTTTTGTATCGTCATAGCCTATGATGTTGTGTTTTGATACCACTGCCAAATCATCACCAAAAATTCCACTGAAATTGTATTTCCCCACCGTGGGGCCATTCACATACAACCTGTCGCCCTTCTTAAATCCGCCGCCATTGTACTTCACCGTCATTCGGTTACGGTCAATTTTATCATCCAGCTGCGTCTTTACCAAAATGCTACTCTCCCAGGTGTCCTGCTTGATGTCTTGCACGCCAATCACCACATCACCAATACTCTCAATCTCACCATCCACTTCCTTGGCAAACAGCTGCGCCAGACTAACATGCCATAAATCTTCGCCATCAAACGGTATCAAGTTGTGGTACCGGATATGGCCCTCAATTATCGAACTGTCACCCACCACATCATACCGGAAGTAAACCTTGTCGCCCTTCTTCACCACCCTTCCATCACTCGGTGCCAAATGCACTACCTCACCACTCAGCGTCACCTTCTCCCTGTGCTCCATCCACGTGTCTTGGTACAGCTCCACGCCGCTCTTAAACACAATCTTGTCCTGAAACTTCGATTCTATGCGTACCAACATAGCCACAAATTTAAGTCAAACCGTTTGACCACACAAACAAAAAAAATTATGGCCCTACCCCATCCAGCAACCAGTCATAACTTACCCCACAAACAACATGCACCTGCTTTATCGCGTAAATGTTCGGCGTAAACCGCCTGCCCTCTACCATCTTAACGTAACTCAACGTCAACCCCACCACTTTCGCAAACTCCAACTGCGTCTCCATCCGCATCAAACGCACCTCCCTAAACCGGTCGCAGATATCCAAATGCGCCATTGGCATGCTCGATTGTAGCCTTCTACTTTCCATTTGTTATGCGTTTGTACTGCGAATATAAATAGTCAAGCTGTTTGACGATAGTTTTATTTCATGAACGCAGCCGAAATAAAAATTCAAGCCGAATGCTTTCAGTGGCTTTGGGATAACTACCCAACCCTTCGCCGTTGCTTCTTCCACGTTCCTAATGGTGGCAAACGCTCCAAAATAGAGGCAAAACAACTACAAGCATCAGGACTCGTACCCGGCATACCAGATATGATACTGCTTTTCGACAACAGACCATACCCTATGGAATTTAAAACCTTAACCGGTACTCTCGATCCAGAACAAGTCAGAGTGCACCAGGCATTCAAAAACCAAGGCGTAACCACTTACACCGTCAGATCGATTGAACAGTTTAAAGCACTGATACACGCCATCACTACAGGGACAATTCGTTAAACTTTGGGGGTTATTACCTTTTTCGGGGGGTGGCATCGGCCGTTGGGGAACGCAAACCGGTACATGGGTGGCATCCGTTTCTGCATACCTACTGCGACCACATACACTCTCGTTTGCGCTCCAAAGCAAAAGGCAAATTGGGCAAAACCAAAACAAAATGCGCAGCGAAACGGTTTCAAAAACTGCGCTTCCGATTAGATGAAATCTAACAAAACCGTTCTGGCATTAGAAACTGTATATCTGCGCAAAATTGCCATGTGTAATTCGCTGAATTACAGCCAGTTACAAAAAAAAGTTTTCTCCCATAACTTCTATTATGTTAAGTAGGAACCGAAAACCGCACATTTTAGGACTAAACACCAGGTTGCCATGCAATGGGCTGCGATGGCTTTGCGGTCCGCTTTTTGGGAACCGGCTTGGCTCCTTCGGCAGCCAGCTGGGCGAGCAGCTCACGGTCGCGTTTGGACAGTTTGCGGCCACCTCCTGCGGCATTCACCTTCAACCGATTGCGGGATGTAACATCCAAATGTTTTTGATAGGACGGGCCCGTCTCTAGGACGTCCGGCTGCTGGCTCCGCAGCGTCTCACCATACGCATCAATGGCGGCAGCCATGGCATGCCCCATGGGCGTAAGTGAGTAAATGATTGGTTGGCTACCATTCCACGCCTTACGCGGCACTGCTGAGGCTGTGATCAGGTTTTTTTGTTTCGCGGCAGCGAGCATTGTTTTAAGCCGGCTGAGGTTCATTGGATGCAGGCCGAGCAGGTCATAAAGGCTTGAGATCAGGCGGATGGTGTTGAAGCTGTTGCGCAGGGCATCCAGTAGTTGGTATTGTTTGATATCCAGCCCGAACCGTTTAGCTGCTGCGGCCATTGTCATGTATGAATGTAGCATTTATAAGGGTTTGAGCGGTCCGATTTAGAGATTATTCAGCCAGGCGCATTATTGATTAGATATTATTCAAAGAAACAGTGGTTTTTTTAGATGCAATAGGCATGTTACATACTTTTTCCTAACGTTACATGGTTGTTACAGACTTCAAAACGCTGTAACCCTTGCAAATGCTCAATTGTTACAATGTTACAGACTTTTTTCCCCTTTTAAAGCTTGTATGGAAAATATAATATGTTTTCATTTTGAAAAGAAAACGACTTATAGTACTATGTAATGCAAGGTATTATACCTCAATAATTTTTGAAAATGAAAATATATAATTTTTATCCTCTATGTGATTATAGGGGCTAAAAGTCTGTAACAGTTGTAACAATTGAGCATTTGCAAGGGTTACAGCCAAAAAAAGTATGTAACAACCATGTAACAACTATGTACACTTTGTAACACAATGGTTTCATCTAACAAAACCAGTTATTTGTTAGATACCATCTAACCTTTTTGCCATTTCATTGAATGTTTACGAAATCTTATGTAAATGTTTGTTTACATGGTCTGGAGCTGTAGCTTTGTATCAACAAAAACGGAGGAACATTTATGAAAAAGTTACTAAAGATCTACAGCCTGCAATCGGACCTGCAGTATTTTGAAATGGTTGCCGAGAGTTTTACAAACGGCCAAATCAGCCAGGCTAAGGCACAATTCAAAGCCATGCCGAAAGCCGAACGCGTTGCGATGTTGAAAGCCGCAACAAGTAATTGGGACAGCGGAATGAGCCAAGACAATCTTGCAATCCTTTTTAATCAGCTATAAAGTCAAACCGTTTAACTCTCCACCATGCAAACCACAGTCAATTTCTACGAAGGCAGCTACCAATTTGATAGCGTTGCCACGACCCTCAATGTAGCGCCGGACTACATTGAATTCAAGCTAGCCAAGGCCTACGAGCACAGGCCAACCACCGAAACCCTTTGGGCTACGGTGAGCCAAGGCGGCAGCGAGACAGCCAGGTTCACATTTCAGTACGGCCAAGGCTTAACACAAACCAAGTAATCAACCCCCTAAAACAACCACAATGACAAAGCAATTCAAATCCCCCTGCCCCGAGCTGAAAGTAGAAATGAAGAAAGCTACCATCAACAAAATCCATGTGCGGTCGTCCAAGGACATCAATGACTTTTTCCACCGGATATGGGAAGGTGTTGAGGTGTACGAGTCTTTCATGGTCGTATTCCTCAATAGGGCCAATAACACCATTGGTTGGTACAAAGCCAGTCAAGGCGGCATAACCGGCACCGTAGTAGATGTGCGGTTGATATTCCATAAGGCGCTCGAATGCCTTGCCACGGGCATGGTGCTATGCCACAACCATCCCAGCGGTAACCTGCGGCCCAGTGATGAGGATATTAGGCTGACGGAGAAGGTTAAGCAAGCCGGATTGATTATGGACATTAAAATACTTGATCACGTCATCATCACGCCCGAGGACGGTTATTACAGCTTTGCTGATGAAGGCAAGTTGTAGGCAAGCCCACACCCACACACCACCCCGCAGCCTCCCCCGGCGCGGGGTTTGGCGGTGCCAGCAGGTCGCTGGTTAAAAACAAAAAAACATGACAACAATTACAGTATCTAAAGTATGGTCTGAGGAAGGTCTTCTTGCGCTAAAAGAGGTGAGCAACACGCAAGGTCTTGAGGTTAAAGAAACCGAAACCGGTAAGGTGTGGGTTAACTTTGGTGGATTCAACGGCAACCCAAAAGACCTTTGGCTACGCAAAAAAGGCACCACTGGCGCAACTGCTAAAACAAGAATAAGGGTTTGGGTTGCTTCTTACAAAAGCATAGCTGAAGAGCTAGAGTGGAAGAAGATTCCAATATCAACAAAACTTACTGAACTGGTTGACCAAGAGCTGGCGTTTAACGCGGCGATTGACGCAGCTGGATTGGAAACTATTGCAGCGTTCTGCGACGTTGATAAAGCGGCTAAATATTTGGCAAAGAAAGCCGAAAAGAACAGCCATCAGTTCAGAACGTATCTTGGCAACAAGTGCGTGAATATGGGTGCGCCGCGAAGCATGTATCCAATTTTAAAAAAGAGGTGTCAGGAGCTTTTGGCTAAATAACAATCAACCAAAACGCAGCCCCGTAAGGCTGCACAAATCAACCAACATGAAAGCAATCAAAATCACAGTCGTAACCCTGCTAACGCTAGTGACCGCGTTATGTGTGGCAGCCCAGATGAACTACTTAGCCGCCATGAAGGCCGCGAGGGCATCAGAGAGGACAGACGCAGCCATTGAGGCCGCGATGTACGCCCACGGCTTTAGGGTAGACGCCATGGACACAGCGCCCACTACTGGGAGCCAAAAAATCACCGCATTATTCACCATTAATCCATAAGCCATGAAAAAGAATGAACACCAGGTTACCATCGTCGCCACGTCTTCAATCTACTCAGCGGAGTTTACAACCACTGAGGGCAAGGCGTTGAAGGCACTGGCACAGCTCAGGAAGACGTATGAAGCGGCCATTGATAAGGTCTGCGGCAAGCACGTCTACAAGTCATACAACTACCGCCAGCGCAAGTACACCACTAGGGTTGAAAAGGAAAGTGACCCGCCACCCGGTTCTGAATTAAAAATTACCATCACAGTAACCAAAAACCCCCACTAAACATGAAACGTATCAAGGTTTTCAACATCAGCGCCAGTATCTTGGCAGCCGCGGCCGTATGGTCAACAAACACAGTGTTACAAACAAAAATCGTCAGCACTGTATTTTTCTGCCTAATCATTTGCTTTTGGCTTATCGCCAAGGGCGAGCGGAAAGGCGATAACTTTAAAATCCTGGGTTAATGGAACCACTCAAAAAAATAGGCCTACAAATCGCTAAACGGCGCAAGGCGCAGCAGCTAACGCACGAGCAACTATGTCTCATTGCCGGCATCAGCAGGCCCACATTGAGTGAGCTGGAGCAAGGGAAAGGCACCCAGCTGGCAAAATTGGTATCGGTAGCCGAGGCGCTGAACTGCGAGGTTAAGATTGCACCCATGCCACCCAAATACACGCCCATCAAGACGTAGAGACTCCCTGCAGCTCCACCCCACAGCCTGAATATCAACGTAAAACACTGGTATTCAGGCTTTTTTGTAAATAGTTGTCAATACTTGTCAATAGTTATTTGCTACTTTAGCACCCAATTTAGCACCCAATAGCACCCAACTGTATGACAATAAGCTACGAGCTGCGGAACCGGCCCGACAAAAGCGGCCTATGCCTTTTGCGCATCGTTTACCGCGACAAATCCACCCGGCGCTTTGAGGCGTTGGGCATCAAGCTAAAACCTGAACAGTGGGACCGGGATAAGCAGAAAGTAAAACCCAGCCATCCACAGGCGGCACAGATAAACAAGATGCTGGCGCTGAAGTTGGTGCAAGCGGCAACAGCGGCACCCGAGGCACTCAGCAGCGCCATAACGTTCAAGCGGTATGCAATTGAGTGCATGGGCAGATGGGAGCGCACCAAGAGCCGCAACACCATGCGGGCTTATCAATCCATGCTGCGGCAAGTACTTCGGTTTGACGAGCTGGTAACGCTGGATAAGCTAACCCCGGCATGGTTGCTAAATTACGAAGACTGGTGCAGGCAGGATGGCTGCAATGGACCAGGCGTTTTAAAACGCGTGTCGTTTGTGAGTGCAGTAATGCACGATGCAGTCAAGCACCAGCAGATCAGCACCAACCCTTTCGATATCTACACCAAACCGGCCAAGCTCAACCCGCAGCGCACCTGGCTTACGATGGATGAAATAGCGGCCGTTGCGGCCATGGAAAATGCGCCCACCCTGATGCACGTGGCCAAGTGGTTTTTGTTCAGCTGCTACACCGGGCTGAGGTACAGCGACGTGGCGGCATTAGACTTTGGCAAGCAAATACAAGAAGGCCGATTGATACTCTACACCACCAAGACGGGCGAAGTGGTAAGCATCAAAGTGAACGAGCGCATTCAAAACCTGATCAACACGTGGCCAGCGGTGCCGGTATTCAGTAACCAAAAATGCAACCAATACCTAAAGGCTATTGCCCATGTGTGCGGCATTGATAAACCGCTAACCTTTCATACCGGGCGGCATACGTTTGCGGTGCAGTGCGCCAATTTTGGCATCAGTGCAGAAGTGGCAAGCAAGTTGCTGGGGCATAGCGACCTGCGCACCACCATGATTTACTACAAAATCATAAACCAAAGGGTGGACAAAGAAATGGAGAAGTGGGGCTAGTTGCCGTATCCAGTGGCGGTACTAACTGGCGGAGCTTTGTATGGCTTTACTTGTTGCACCTGGGTAGGTGCCACGTTTTCACTGTTTTTCATGTAGTGGTAAACCTTGCGGTCGGGGCCAACATAAATGTGCTCGTACACCATCATGGCCTGCCCCGTAAAAGGGTTGCTGCCCTGAGAAGCATAGGTGTATATCTCGCCCCCGTTGGCGTCGTCTGTTTTGCTGGTGGGCGGGCCGTACTGGCGCACAATCTCGGCAATGTCTGTGCCTTTCAGGCTTTCTGCCACCTTCTGCTGCGAAGCGCAGCCAGTCAGCGCTAACGCTGCAATCAATACGAGTGTTTTCATGTTATGCTGGGTTAAGTATGAATAAAACGCGGAAAATCATATCCACATCAGCCCTGCTGATTTTAAATTCCGGCGCCGATTGGCTTTCGCCACGCAGCATAAACTCGGTGTCTGTGCAGTCGTGAAGATATCTAATGAGCGATTGGGAGTTAAAGTGGATACCATAGATTTCGCCAGACGCAATTGATTTAGTTTTATCAAGCACTTTGCCTATGACATACCCTTGGTTGATAATCCGAGGGTACATGCTGTTGCCAGATACTCTCTGCGCATGGTCGCAATTGGGAAACATACTATTTGGTAGAAAAGCCATCGGGACCTTGTTTTTACTTCCGCTATCGTTTGTGGAAGCCGGATTTATCTCCGAAAATACTGGTATTGCATTGGCATTTAGCGTAGAACCAGCAAATTTTAACGATTTACTGTTTTCCTTATTAGACAAAAATTCGTC